TTCTCGTCGGCGTCGCCCTTCATGTTCAACAGGATGTTGATCAATGCTGACTCTAGGTCTGTGTCGCTTTTGTTGAATTCGAAAAATCTCACAGGACTACTTCCCTGCTAGTTTACTGAACAATCTGTTTGATGCTTCAAACACTTCTTTGGATTCTCTCTGTTCTCTGCCTTCAGGTTCTGTGCCACCCGCTTCGGCATCAGAGGCGCCAAACTCATCTGATTCTAGGTCGTCGGCCCCTAGGTCATCTAAGTCTGCGTCTGTTGTGTCCATGTCCATCGTGTCATCGGCGCCCATGGGGTCTGATGCTACTTCTTCTCCGGTCAAAATTCTTACACCGTTGTCCAGTTCTTGCCTGGTTGTCGTTAAAGTGGCTTCCGCCTGTTCAATCGCTGGTTGGATTTTTTGTAGGAATGCGTCTGATTTCTCAGCACCCATTTCATCTCTGATTCTGTCTGCCAGTTCTAACATGCCTTCTGTCTTCATTGATGCTAGATCTTCCAAGAATGATGTCACCTTGTCCATCATGTCCTTGGCCGCTAAAATTAATTCTGATTGTTCCTCGACACCCTCTTTCTTGATCATCTTGTCTTTGTTCATTTTAGATGCTCCAAGTTTGTCTGCGATCCTGTTCACTGCTGTTGTACCTGCCGCGGCTCCTGCCGCCCTGGCCGCCGCTGTGCCAAGTGCCATAAGTGGTGCTACTTCATTTGTTTTACTTGCCATCAGTTTCGAAGCCGCTTCTCTTTCGTCTGGACTTAATGGTTGTCCTTTTTTAAGTTTGTCTTTGATTGGTGCAGTTGCTTTGTCTAATACTGGATTGTCTGTGTTGCCACCATACTCTGAAAGTTTTCTTTCTGAGATCGCTTGGTTGATGATGTCCAACATCATTTGGTTCTTTTGGTACCCGTCGTCTTTGAGTTCCTGTCCGAAGTGTGTGTTCTGCGTGATCTCATGTATCTTTGTTCTCACGTGATTTGCGTAGTCCTGCAGTTCTTCTTCGTTGAACTGTGACAGATCCATGGTCATGTTGAATCTACTCTCAAATTCTTTCAGCAATGATTCTGTAGTGATCGGTTTTGTAAGGTCTAAGCTCTTCATACTGTGTTTATTTATTATCTATGCTCCGAACGTGTCACTGAAAATTGCTTGTATCTTATCCTTGCAGTCGTCCGCTAGGCGGTTAGCGACATCCAGCCTGTCCCAGTAAACGTCTTCCATCTGTTCATCCTTGGCCTTTTGTGCCTCCCTTATCATACGTTTGGCACTCTGTATGTCGAACAGTTGTGATGCGTGTTTCATGTCCAACTCCAGTATGTTGTTGGGCACGTTCTTGCCGTCCGCCAGGTAGTGTGCCACCAGTATGGCGGTCTGTTTGAGGTTGATGTCTTCATGCAACACCCGTGCCTCCATCATGTCCGCTATCACGTACACGTATCTGGTGCCTGTGTGCTTCTTGGGGACGATGGCTATGTTGCCTATCAGGATGCCCTTGGAGAACTGTTTGGGCAGGTGCCGGAACGGTCTGCGTGCCTGTTCCTTGTGTGCCAGGTCCGCCAGTTTGGACTTCAGCCCGTAGGCCTCGATCTGTTTTACCAGTTCTGATTTATTTTTTCCTGTCATTCGCAACGAACTTTATCTTCCTATTTAAAGCATATTGCATGTGGGTGTCAAGTTTCTTCCTGACGAAGACGGCCTTGTCAGCCAACCGCTTGGCCCTGTCCGCGTCCTCTGGTGACAGTTGGTCACTCCTGAACGATTCCAGTGCGTGTGTGCGTATGAATTCAACGTCCGTGTCTGTGACATAGACCTTGGCCTTGGGTGCTATCTGTATGAACATGTATTGGTAATATTAGCCTGGCATCTTCATCAGGATCACCACCACCGTTGATAGTAAGCCTGCGACCACTGTGCCCGCCGTTGCTATGATTGTCTTTGTCTGTGACTTGTGACCTGCTGTCATCTCTTCGTTCATTCTACCTAGACGAAGTTCGATCGCACTTAATCTGTCGTGTAACCCCTTGTATCTCTCTGAACAAAGGTCCACGTGTGCTTCAAGGTTCTGTTTCTCTAATTCTGTTGTACTCATCAATATTATGTATTCTCTTAATTCCTGTTTGATCTCTCTGATCTCCGCCGTTATAGCCTGGAACTGTGCCTGTCGCATTGCCTAGATGAGCCTCTGTGTGTTTTTGTTTGTGCCTAAATGTACTGTTATTTATCGATGGGACCGGCGTATGAAAAGTACGTGTTTATGACTCCACCCGCCAGTGCTCCGATGATCTTCTGCCTGTCCGTGCCCTGCATCTCCTTGGTGACGAAGGTGTGTATGGGCAGGTGTGCGGTGTTGGTGCAGTCTGCTACGATGGGTATGAGGCTGAAGTCCTCCACTAGGTTCTCCGTGGGGTCTGTGACGTCTCCGTACACTCCCGACTGTTCTGTGAAGAACTGGAAGTGCCACGTGGAATGTGCACCTTCGTAATAGGATCCGAATGCGTGATTGCCCAGGTCAGGCAGTTCAACCTTCTGCGGTGGCTGTTCCCACGTGATGTTACCCCTCATCTGTAGCAGTTGCAACATGGTGGAGAAGTTTGAATTTTGGTTTCGTGCTATTGCGAGCGTGTGCTTGTCGTGTACTTTGTTGCCTGCTGACGTGGTGAAAGGGAATTGCTGTTTGAGGTTTCCGTTATCAGTAATGTCTACTAATGTATGTATCCTGTACTCATGCATCCTGTTTCATGTCTCTTTGGATCATGCTGACAATCTTGTGCTGTTCCTTCTCGACCACGCAGTCTATGTGGGTGTATCCCATCTCCTTGGCCAATTGGTATCGCTGTCTGCCACGCCACACTATCAGCACTTCTCCGTCCTTCTCTGGTGCCTCTTCTGGCAGGTCGGGACTGCCCCTCTTGTAATATCTTAGGTGTATGTTTCGCCAGTAGTCCTGTGTCACAGGCCAAAGCATCAAGGGATGGTCCATCTCACCACTGGCGATGCTGTCCTTTAGTTCATCGCGATCTGGTATCTCCTCATAGATGCTGGCTGGTTGTATCTCGTCCATGGCCATGGTCTTGATCTCATACTTGCTGGCATGGTCTAGCATGTAGGAATCTTTTGCTCGGAGGTGTTTCATATGGATATTTACTCCATAAAAAAAGGGCGGACCTAACTAAAGAGCCGCCCTTTGGTAATTTAATTTCTTAAATTATTGTATCAACTATTAACTTACACCTGCACTAGTGTCTGACAGATCTTTTGTCGCCACAACTGCTGATGATATGTTAGCCGTTACCTTATCAGGTGTCAGTGCGTTCAAACCTTGGATAGCAGTTTGTATAGCCGCCACCGTTGTAGTTGAACTGATAGTGTCTAAACTGTCTGCTCTGACCATAAACACTTTCGCAGTGTCAGATGCCGCTAGGGCTCCTTCACCTAAAATGTTCACACCTTGGTTTTGGATTGCCTCTTTTGCAAGTTGCAATGCCGCCGTGTTTGCCGAAGCATCCGGGTGAGTTGTTTCACCACTAACATCAATCGCGAAGTCAACAGATAAGAAAGCGATTTCAACACCCTCTAATTCTGCAACCGATTGCGAACTGAAGTTTGCTCTTCCGCCTGCTGGTAATGTATTATCGTAAGCCATTTTAAAGTCTCCTATAATGTACTACTGATTGTTATTAGATGTTAGTCACAACTGCAACTGTAGTTCCACCCACGTCGATAGAAGCATCGTCTGAAGTAGAAGTCGAACTCGCTCTACATTTCACTGATCCTAACGCTCTAAGGTAAGTCTGCATGTTTGCCGCCGCCGCTGTCTGTGGTGATGCTGGAGTACCAGTTCCTGTGTCTGCCCAAGAATCTGCTCTCTCAACTGCCACAGTGATTACACCGTTGGTTGTTGTTACATTATAGTACTTTAAAGTACCTCTTGTTGCAATCGCTTGTAAAATTCTGTCCACGATTCCATCTTTGTGCGTGTTCGCATCGATATCAACTGCCGCTGTTGAACTGTCTGTGACCGTTACTGTGAAGTACTCGATCGCAACGTCACCAAATGTAGTTGTATCTGCTACGAAAATCGCATTATTGTTTGATATTGCCATTTTTAATCCTCCTTTTTTTCTGATTTAAATGACTATGATCCCGCTCAGGGATCAAGTTGCAAGTATTTAGTGGTAAAGTTGGTAAATTATGCTGTAATATTAAGATTTAAGCCACACTTCGTCACTTTTAGTGCGTTTTTGGAACTTGTAGCCTAGATCCTTCAGTATAGACTCACATTTCACAACAACATCAATCCTCTTGTCTCTCTTCATCTCTATATTGATCACGGGATCGTTCTTGCTCAATGTTTCCCTCGCTCCGTTCAGTAATGGTATTTCAAAACCGTCAACGTCTATCTTCACGAAGTCAACGTTGGTCAATCCAAAACTGTCAAGTGTCCTGCAGTCTATGTCTCCATCCTCTTCATGTAACACAGTCGAGTTGAAGTCTTGCTTGGCTTTGTGTTCTTTGTCTGACAATCCGTAAGGCCAGAGCAATACATTTTTCTCTTGTATGTTCTTATTGAAACATTCTCTGAAGTTGGGGTTTGGTTCGAAGCACACCACACTCTTGAAACGTTTGGCCAAGGGTCTGGTCCACTGTCCGATGTTGCTACCTATGTCCAGGCACACACGCCATTGCTTGACGTATTTCAAACTGGCATCCCTCTGTGCCTGCTGTCCGTTGCCTGCGTCTTCTAGGTAAGTGGGTTTGGTGTGATGTCCGTAGAGTACCCAGAAACTATTCGCTTCCGGCATCACATTCCTTACAAGCACAGTCTGGACAGTCCCTGCACTCGGTACAGGATTTTCTACAGTGCTGTTCGCATTCACACTTCTCACAAATATATTTGATCATCATCATAGTTCCTTGAATTTCTTTAATATGTCAGTGTTGGGCAGTTTGGCCTGTAGTTGCTGTTGCAGTCTGTGTAGGGTCTGCATCTTCATTTTTGAATTCAAACTGTGGTAGTTGGCCACCGCACGTCTTATGTTCTTGAGGGTGGCATCTGTGATGTTTAGTGCCCTCTCTAGGTGTGTTAGATTTTTAAAGTGATCCTCCCAACTTCTAAGATATCTTCTCAACGCCATCACTGGCACCGGCTGTCTCTGCCTCATGGCCTGTGCTTGGTCCTTGTCCTTGAGCTTCTTGGTGATCTCCGGATCACCTGACACTATGGCCAGCATGTTGGCGAGATCATTGTTGATCATCCTGACTTGGTCGAAGGTTCCCTTGGCCATGGTCTGGTCCGCGTATGACTTGGCGAAATCTACTGTGTCCTTGTTCTGACTCATCAGGGCTAGTGCCAGGAAACTGAGATATATCCTCTCTGTGACCTCTGGGAAAGTGTATCTCTGCAAGTCACTATGTCGCCTTATGACCTTGCCCTCAGATACATACTTTAAAAATGGTGTTAACATACAGGTATTTATAGGGCAAATGCAACGAAACTTTATTCTCACAGACGTAATGAAGACTGGTGATTTTCAAAAACTAGAACAATTTATTAATTTACATAGTTTACCAGATCAAAGTTTTGATATGAACGGTGAATATTACGCACTTCACAACTATGATCTAGACAGTTATGACAGAAAGTTTGCTATACTAGATCAAAGACCATACAATGTACACCTACACACGAACCCAGCATTCATGCATGAATTGAAGGAAAGATGTAAACTTTTACACAGCCAGGGATTTGTCTTCGTCAAGGCCAATCCGTGGGAATCATCGAGCAACATTGAGAACACTGAACAGTATCCAGAGATAGAAACAGATCACATCAGGTGGGTAGGTGGTGTCAGTTGGTTCTGGTTCTACATGTACAACAAGCACAAAGACAAAAATTTTAGTTTTGATCACACTAACAAAAAGTATGATTTCTTGTATCTCAACAAGCAACCTAGAGCACACAGGAAAAAACTATACAACAAGTTATTTGACAGTGGTATATTAGAAAACAGTCTGCACACACGTTGGCCTACCAGGAAACTGCCTGCGGAATATGAACTTCCTTGGGCACAGGATTATCCGCAGTATGGCATGGACCAAGACATATACGAGAAGCCCTACAACGATACTGCTTGTAGTATTGTGTCAGAGACCAACGACAATGATCATGAAGTGTTCATGACAGAGAAGATCTGGAAACCCATAATAGCACAACAGTTTTTCATTGTGCATGGCAATTACCTTTACCTACAGAAACTGAGGGATATGGGATTCAGGACATTCAACAACTACTTCGAAGAAGCATATGACTTAGACAGGGATCCGGAGGTACGGATCAACACCATTGCTGATGTGTGTGACCGATTGCGTGACGCTCCATGGCAAGATATGTATCTGCAGAGCCAAGCATTAAGACAACACAATTATAATAATTTTTTCAACAAAGAGAAATTAAGTTTGGCAATCAATGATACGTTGAATCTATTTCTTGAATTTGCTGATACCGGTCAAATTCCTTCTTGAGAATCCCAACCTATCAACCAACTTGACGGCATTGCCTGACCTGTCCACTGCAACGAATCCTTCAGGCTCGGTGACTTCGAGACCGCCATCCGTCTGCTGGAAAGATCCTATGGCCTGTGCCTGATTCATCTTCTTCAGCACGAATGCTTTCATTGTCTGCACCGCTCTGTAGAATGTCAGCATGGCCTGTAGTGGCTTCTTGGCCCTGTTCAGGAACACGGGCATCTGTTTCATCTTGTCCTGTCTAAGAGCCAGTGCCTTCTGTGCTTTTAGGCCTGACATCTGCTGTTGCATTCTATCGTTGTAGAATTTCTTGAATCCCAGTAGGAACTTGTTGGCATCGTTTGGCAGTTCGCCTTCCCTTACCCGGGCGTTGATGTACATCTGGAACATGGGTATGAAGTCCTGGTTCTGTCCCAGCACACTTGCTAGGTTCCTTGGCACACTGTTCAATAGATTTTCCAGTTTCTCGATTCCGTTGTAGAATTGCTTTGTTTCGTCATCGGTGAATTTAGCACTGCCGGAAACGTCCTTGTATGTGGCATTGTCAAAGAACACATCATTGCTTTTGGCGAATGAACTAACATCTGCTCCGCCTTTGGCGTTCATGTCTGCCAATGAGTCACCCACGTATGTTGTGTGGAATATGATCCCCACCTTGGCTCTGTCGATCTGTTTGCCTAGGTCACTGGCTTCTGGTACCGCGTAGGTGATTGTGTTGGGCGTGAATGTCAGGTTGGGTTTGCCGTCTATATTTTTTCTAATAATATCTTCGTCTATGAACAACAGGTCGCCCTGCACTACACCTTGGATGTTTAATTTCTTTAGATGCACCAAGCACTTCAATAACTTCTGTCCTAGGTCGTCCGTGCCGTGATTGTTAGCAATATCTTTTTTTGTGTAATTGATCTTAGCGTTCTTGGCGAAAACAGATTTCGTTCCCACGAAGAAACGGCCATTGTCTGGATTGGTGCCACACACCACGGCAGGTGCGCCATCCCATTTGACAGACACACTCATTGCCTCCGAACTTGTACCCTTCAGTGTGAGCAATAGACCTCTAAAGTATTCCAGGACTGCCTTGCCACCGTCGTACCCATCTGTGATCACTATGTCCTCGATGTGTTCTAGGTGTGTCCTCTTAAACTCAGTTAGGACATCTTCTATCAACATTTATTAGTCCTCTCGGTATTCGCCGTCTTTGATTTTAAGCAGGTTTTCTTTGACGTCTCTGTTCTCTTTGATACGTGCAACACCTTTGCTGAACTTGGATGCGTCCATGTTCTTGAGTGCCGAATTGAATTTCTTCTCTAGTTTAAATGCCGTATCTTGGTCAAAGTTCTCCCTGATGTACGTCATTAGCCTTATGGCACTCTCAAGGATGTGTGACGCTCTGCTTTCGACCACTTCTTCCTTGTCCCTCTTCAAGGGCATTGAGCTCAGTTCTTCTAATAGACTTCTAGTGTGTTTTTGCATTGTAGGTATTTACTCTTTATTGTAACACAATTCTAGCATAAGTCTACCAATTAACGTGAATCTATGTGCTTTAAAAGATATTTTTCTAACTCTACATACTGTTTTGGTGCGTGATGTATGTTCCAATCAGGATTATCTTTTTTGTCCTCATCTTTCATACTATCCCACATAAATTTGTTACCACAAAATGTAAAAATATCAATTACTCTTTTATTTGATTCGATCAGTTTTAACTTATCAAACCCTTTGTATCCTTTGATGTGCCGTTTGTCAAACTCGTTACACATATCAAACATAAGATAATCGATTCCGGCATTGTCGAGGAATGCTGTAAACATGATTAATTCATAAAACAGTTTATCCCAATAAGTCTTGACAGTTGGTATAGATCCATAATAGAGATCTATTAAATTTTCTAATTTACTTTTGTCTACATCTGTATTGAGTCTGTGCCCAGTGGTGTGTAATAACTCTTTACGTTGTATTGGAAACCAAGAGCCATCTAACTGATCTTCAACATCACTCACTGCTAATTCCCATCTATGGCTGAAGGTTATAGGAACAATTACAAAATGTGGATTTCCATTCTGTGCTATCCATTCCACCGTTGATCTACAAGTTCTCTGAAAACTAATACCAACTTTTGATATGTTAGTCACTGTGTCACAGTTTAGTGATTTTACAAATTCGCTCGTTGGTGTCCAACAATCTCCAAAACTGCAACCATTTAGCAATAATGTTTTCATTTCTTTCTATACACGAAATACTTACGTTGATTGGTGTCATCACGTATGTCTAACACCTTTAGATTTAATATCTCTGCTAGTTCTATTATGAATGGCACGTTCCAAGCAAAGAATTCTATCCAATCTGCCTCAGGCTTGTTGTGTTGCACACCAGGGTTGACCCTGAAGAACATGGTGCCGCCATCTGCTAATAGATTTACACATCTTGATACCTCCGCTATGATCTTGTCCCGGCTACCGAAGTTCACAGAACCAAGACACATGATCACGTCGAACCGTTGATCCGTCTTGTAGTCCAGTGTGCTGACCTGTAGGTCCGCTTTGTCATTGTAGGGATCTATTCCTATCAGATTGTCTATCTTGCCCTTGAACTCGTTGTAACCACACCCCACATCCAGCACTGCTCTTGGATTGAGACTGTTCACTTCATTGATAAGAGCCACACCCGAGTACTTCCATTTCTTCATGTCATTCTGCCAATACTTCGAGAAGTATTTGTGCAGGCAGGCATCATCTATGGCTTCTGCGTATTGTTCTATTGTGTCGCAACGTTCCACTACCACACCAAATGTATCCAAGATGTATGGTTGTGTTATCTTTGTCAGATCGTTTTGGCTGTGTGCCAATAATTGGACAAATATTTTTTTATTCATATAATAATATTACACAGATATTCAACTCAAGTCTAGTAGAGTTTGTCATGACCTGTTCTATTATTTTTTCCTAGCAAGTCATAAATTATTTTAGTGTCTCTCGGCAATTTTTCAACTGATCTTGCAAGATTTAAATCGTGTTTGAACATCAACAGATGCAGGAGCACCCCTTCCTTTAATACATCCATGCGATAGTGTTCCAAACTCATGGATCTGTGATTCAAAATGCATTCTATTATCATCTCGATATCGTTGCAGAAGTTTATATAATGATAAACATGGTCTTTCCATATGTTTTGCATGGCACACCAGTGATCGAGATTTTGCTCATATACTTGTATGTTCAAAAAATCAAGTATTGTAAGTATTTCTTTTTTACCATTAGTCAATAGGTCCTCCAATTGACAATCATAGGTATTTTTATCATTATTTCCCATCGCTGGAAACTCGTAAGGCCGTACGTTAAACGCAATTCCTTCCCGGATGTCATGCCAGGTAGTCAATCCATTTTCATAAATGTGTGCGTCGTCAAAAAACTTAGGCCAATAGTGTTTGCAGTGTTTTTTTACAGCGTCAAAATTGTGTTGCCAGTTTGGTTTCGCATCGTGCCACCTTAGAAATCCAATAATGAATTGTGGCCCTGAGCAGGTTAGATTGACAGATTTAATTCCATTTGCTTTCATCGTAGCAAGGAAAGTTTTGTTCGAAGGTATCCCAGTCTCTAGATAACTAGCATCTGGAAATTCTCTGATATGATTTAACTTCCCTTCTGATCGGTCCATGATCACTCTTAGATCCTTTACGGGTGAAGTAGTGGTATTCGCAGGCATCTTGTGAGCGGTCACACCTTCAAAGGGGTTTTCAGGGATTGTGACAAAACTATCATCTCGGACATTAAAAAAGTTTTTTTCGTTTGAACAATAATGTATTGACCAGGTTAAAAAATGTATTCCAAGATTGAACTGATCACAAGTTAGTGCGAATATCTTTTTGTTCATGCTTTATATTATATTAAAAGTTTGAATGTGTCTATATTTTTTTCTTTATTGGCTTTGCTAGTATGTCTCTGGTCGTGTCTGTCATCACACCTGTGATTACCAACATGGCTCTGGGCTTGTTGCTGGCGTTTGCGGTTGCATGTGGAATGTTCTGCCAATCAAACTTGTGTATGTCTCCTGCCCTCCATCTGTCGAACTGCTCATTGCCATACATGAGGAACTGCCCAGGTTCCCAATCCTGTAGCATCACCATGATCCTAACCACCTTATCTGGATCAGCATCTAAGTCATACAGTTTGTCTATGTGCATGTTCAATGCCTCACCTGTGAACTGTACGTGTAGTTTAGATTTTGTAGATGTCATAGCAAAGAAGTCAGTCATCCTTTGCAGGGTTGGACATTTTGTGAAGTCTGCCAGTCCCCTGTAAATGGTCATCTTGGGATCAGCACCTGCTGTCCTTAGGTCATTCTCTTCTGCTTCAACATCCACATTGACGTTTTCTCTTCCTGTGCCTTCTCTACGGTTGCCCCAGTTCAATGGCTTGGCATCATCAATAACCGTTTGTAGTTCGGTCTGCCAACCACCCGTGAACTTGCCCAGGTGTTCGACACAGTCTGTGTCCTGATGCCATTTGTTGAAGTGATAGTTGCTTCTTGCTTTTGCGTCTTCCCAATTACTTGTAGACATATACTTGTATTCCTTTGTCTGTGTAATTATGTATCCTTCCCTTTGTGTTGGGGAAACTTATATCTAGCAACCTGCAAAGGTCCACATTGTCTTTGGGTCTGTGGATTCGATCTTTGTTATCTTTAATAAACTGCATCGTGTCTCGGTTCTCTGCCTGTATGTGTCCCCACATTAAGTCTAGGTTTACGAAGTGTTGATAGTTTGGGTATGTGATTGTGAATTCCCCACACAACTTCCACCATTCTAGACATTCGAAGTCGTTCCTGTACACCAGCACGATTGGAAATCCAAGACTTTTGAGATGATCGAGCTCGTGTGCGAAGGTGTGTGATTTTATGATTCGCTTGCCAGTACCAGAGAAAGGAAGATCCCAATTATCTCTTGTTGCCCTGAACTCCATGCCCGGATCGAAGTACGCTCCAATGTGCATGAGATGACTGCGTCCAGGGGTATCGGCATCGTGCCAGTAGGTCCTTGCTTCAGAATAGTCAGTGTGATCTATGTCCTCACTCCAGTAGATATTCTTGACGACACTACTCCACTTTGATCCCGGTGCCCCTGTGAACAGTATGTACATTATTTGGTCAACTCTTCCTTGTACACAGCATTGTAACCCAACTGATTCTTTCCAAAATCAGACAGTGTCTTCAATGCACCCGGTGTGATGAATGACTTCAGTGTTCTCACTGCGGCGTCACCCTCTGCACCTGTTCTCCACTCGTACTTGCCAACCTTCTTCTCTATGGCGGCCACCGACTCTGGGTCCTTGATCATCTTGTCCAAAGCGGCAACAAGTTTCGCTTTGTTTGGATTGCCTGCGTTCACCCAGAATGCTTTCTGTAGTGCATCTCTCCAACTTTTTACAAGTTTGTATGCATCATAGAAGTCACCACTCGGTGCGACTCCGTATGTGGATTCATACAGTGCTTCGAACGTTGGCTCTGTGAAGTTGGGATCAGCATCATGCTCACCTGTTTTCACATTCAGTAGTCCATGGTGGAACCAAGTGTATGCGTCACCTTTGCCTATCACTGGCATCACGTGTTTCTTGTATGCGGCCGGGTTTTCCCTTGTAGCGTTCAAGTCACCTCTGATGAACGCAAGTCTCCTCTCAGACCCTTTCATTCCTTTCACCCAAACAATCTTGTTCTCAAATGTCTTCACTGGATCACCGTCGGGTCCTGCGAGCAACATGACGATTGCCATGATCTCTGGGGTCATTCCAGATCCCGATGGAAACTGTATAGGTCCGTTCTTTGTGTCTGCCTTGTTCCTTGCACCCACGATGATGTTAAGGTTCATGTGCCCAACGGATTCCCAATCGAAGTAGTTGTACTCCACAGGCTCCACGAGATATGATATACCATTACCACCATGTGATACTAGTATGGTCTTGTCGTCGAACCTCAGTTTGTTTTGGAACTCGTTTGGTCCCAGTTGGTCTCTTGCACCTGGCTTGTAGATAAGATTGATCTTCTCACCCAGGTGTTTCTCCCATTCCGCTACAACTATCTGTGCCCACACAGAAGTTCCACCAGATGGTTTTTGTGGCACGATCAAGTTGTAATCTGCCAGTGCCGTTGTTGTCATCAACACCAACGCCATTATTGTTTTCTTAAGCATAGTCTAATCGACTCCTCTTTGTTATTCCCCAATACAGTAACAGTATAACACAGGCCATCAAGAAAATAAAGATAGGCCTTGTGATTAGATCGTCTAGCGTATGCAAGGATGTTAGTTGATAAGTGAGGTTGTAAATCCTGTCACTCAATATGTACCCGATCAACAGTGCTGGCCTGCTGACTTGGAATTTTTTACACAGCACCCCAAATACTGAGAATGCTAATAGTACCGCTAGGTCTTCCCACCCTCCTGTGTACTGTAAGGTCGCCCAAACAATCACAGCAAGTATGAAAGGGAAATAGTAAACGTATGGAATACGTGTTACCCAACCCGCGAAATATGCCAGTCCGTAACATAAGACGGCAGTGATGATCGTTCCAAGTAGGAACGCATAGGTCATGCTGTCAAATAATTTGTCGTCGTAGAATGTATCAGGTGATCCCAGGTCGATGCCAAGGTATAGAAACAGTCCCATCAGTATCGCGGCGAAACTAGCACCAGGGATACCAAACAGCACCGTTGGAATGAATGACGAGGCCTTCTGTGCGTTGTTGGCCCCCTCAGCACCCACCACTCCCCTTACATTGCCATCACCAAACTTCTCTTTGGGATTGGCCGCGACGGTGGCACCATATGCCAACCAGTCTGCCATTGCTCCACCCAGGCCTGGAAGTAGTCCTATAAAAGAACCTATCGCTCCTCCCCTGACGCTGTCCTTCCAACATCTGACAGTGTCCTTGACCCCTTGTTTGAGATCATTCCAACTGCCGTGTTCTGCACGGATCGTTGTGGTCTTCTTCCTGTTGAACCATCCGTCCCACAGTTCTGGTATCGCGAAAAGTCCTGCCATGTAAGGTAAAATCTGTACACCGTCTTCGAGGTAACGCCAACCCATGGTGAAACGTGGAACGTTGTTTACATCAACACCAACTAGTCCTACTGTCACACCTAGTACAATGGCAAGCACACTCCTAACATATTTTTTAGTGGATACAAATCCCACAGTGACAAATGCCAATAGTACCAATGCCCACAGTTCGGGTATGCCCATATACATCACAACTTTCGTGTACCAAGGCAAGAATAAAAATGTAAGTGATCCCCAGAACAGACCATTGCACGTTGATGATGTGATAGCGGCTGAAAGAGCCCTAGTGGCCTCACCGTTCTTGGCCATGGGGAATCCATCCACCATGGTGGCCGCCGCTGAGTTGGCTCCTGGTATGCCTAAAAGCACACCTGCAAATGAATCACCGGTTGTGGATGAAGCGACAACTGCCACACAGAATATCACGCCCAGGTAAGGGTCTCCTACAAAGTAGGGCATGACTCCAAATAGTGTGATAAGACCTGTTGTTGCTCCCGCGGCTGGTATTAGGCCAATGATTAAGCCGTAAACAATACCCGCCATTAATATAGCAAGTTCCATATACTATCGATTTTTTAGGGTTGATGTTGTGAACTTCCTTGGGAGCGTTACAACAATTATGTGTTTCTACTTATATGCAATACTATATACTTTATATGAAACTGAGTCAACAGCAAAAGATCCGGATGTACTCTCACCACGATCACGACATGGACTTCGAGGAGGAGTTCTGGCCCATAATGGGCATACTGCTGGCCATACTAGGCGTGTGGACGGGAATTATACATCTAATAGATTATCTCACTATCAACGCTATCCCATGGTGGCTGGAACCATTCACGATTACACCTGTCATATTCCTGCTGATAATGAAGGAACACTATGACTCCCTCAATCCTCTGTACTGGTGGCCCATGTTCTGGGGTTACGAAGCGAAGTTGCCCGACGAGGACAGGATAACCATACGTCCATTAGACACCGAACGCATCATGGAACAGCATGGAGGTCGATTGAATGTTTATATTGTTGACTACGAACACATCAAGTTCCGAAGACGGAAGGATGCTGTTCTGTTTGGTCTGAGGTATTTTTAGATTATCTTAATTTATTTGCAAATCTTTCAATAAACAGATCAGCAAACCTTTTGTGGTGTTCAACACCGTAGTGCTCACCGTCAGCGGACAGGCTGGGGTCATTGTAGGGCACACGCTGTTCGAACTTGTCCCAGTAGGGCCAGCAATTCTTTATTGTGTATTCTTCAAGCACATTTAATCCTTTGACGTGTTCGTGGTAAGAGTCCTGGGCAAAACAATGGAAAGTTTTACATTGATTCTTTTCGGCAAATTTCTCCACAAAGAAAACATTCTTCAGGAAGTTGTTCTTGTCTGTGAGTTCGTTTTCATTTTTTAATTCTGGATCATGACTCATCTGGCTCTGCGGCCAACTGTGCAACTTCTCCCTGCGACTCCAAAAAGGCCAGCACACTATCACGATACTTGGATGTATCACTTTCTCAGAACCATAAAGTATCCTAACAACCTTGTCGGCGCTGGCGCCTTGTTGTCCTAGATTCCAATAACGCAGTCTTTCTGTGTTGTGCTGTGACAGGAAGTGAACCCAGTGTTCGTCGTCGGCGTTGCCTTGACCGAACGTGTGACTGCAACCCAGCACCACCACATTCTTCTTGCCACTTGGCATGGGTGTCCATTCGGGACATCTGTATCCGTGCGAGTTCACCTTGTAGTCTATCAACGGCGGTCTATCCAACCTAACACTGGTTGGCAGTTCATCGTCTGCGTAAAACCCGTATTTCATTTTATTTCCTTGAAGGTTTGAATACCGTACCGTATTTGTTTTCGTACATTTTCAACTTGTCCGAAAGCTCTTGAACTATCTGAGAATAGTCGGCAATCTGTACTTCAAGACTACCTAGTTCGGCTGACAACTTCCTTATTACATTGTCTTTCTCATCGATTGCCACTACTAGGGCCTTGATCTGGTCCGTGTTTTTCATTACTTGCCCTGACCCGCGTAAGACTTGTAAGATCTCTTCTTGTGCTTGTTCATAGAGCTGAGTTTGATCCTGCTCTTGTTCTTGCCCTGTGAAGTCTTCTTGGGTTTGCCTTTTGTGTATCCTGAAACATTTATTGCCATATTTTTATATTATAGTAGACAGTGTTATCTGTCAAGTGTATAATGTAAATAATACTATGATCAAGTACCAACTGAGATGCAGATGTGAACACGAGTTCGAGGGTTGGTTCCCGGACAGCAAGGAATACAAGAGACAGAAGAACAAGGGGTTGATCAACTGTCCCATGTGCGACAGCTCGGCAGTGGACAAGGCCATAATGGCTCCGGCCGTGAAGACCTCCAAGAAGAAACAGATACCAGATGATTACTTCGTGATGGGCGAGACCGCGGAACAGATACTGCGGAAACTCAACAAGAAGATCAAGAAGGATTACCAGGATGTTGGTAAGAACTTCGCCAGGGAGGCCAGGAAGGCCTTCAAGGGCAAACGTGACCAGAAGTTCTACGGCAATCCAACCAAGGAAGAGACCAACAAACTGTTGGATGAGGGCATAGATCTGTTCGCGGTACCAGACTACAAGGACAATTAGTCCCAAGAACACTGGCTTTTGTAGCCGGTTGACGAAATACACTTTCTAGTATATAATTGTAAACATGGAACGTAGGATAACAGAGATTGAAACTCCAGAGTTACGTAACCATATAACACAAACCAAGGAAAAGGAAACAATATGCTAACAGGTATGTTCAATACACTTTTTCCTTCTATTAAAAAGGAAGAAAAAACCATGGCAAACTCAACACAATACGTTGTATACACAAGAAACTTCAAATCAAGAGCGAAGCAAATTGGTGTATTTGCAGAACCGGCTTCTTCTTACAAAGTGAATGGAGAAATTCACGGTGGTAAGATCAAGTTCAAAAACCTAGCAGTAAAAAACACTGCAAGAAAAACAGCGACTAACAAGTTGTTATCAAAAGGTTTAGACTTCACAGTAGAAGTACTAGGTGTTGCACCTAAGAACTCTGCTTTGACAATGAAGTCAAACATCATTTCTTTATTAAAGAAATCAGGAAGAAAAGTAATCAACTACTCTGCGTAATTGATACAATAATTCTAAAGGGCGGTGCAGAAATGTATCGCCCTTTTTTTGTGACTGAATGTTCGGTTAAATACTACTATTATGATTTGCTCAGCACCCTGGAGAGGACTACACATCAGAACCAACGGAGATATCCTAACCTGCTGTGCCGGGCAGAAAAGTCTCGGTAATATACACAAAGATAAACTCGAAGAAGTGCTCAATGGGCCAGTCATTAAGGGAGTGCGTGATTCTATAAAAAATGGTGAACTGCACAAAGACTATTGTAGCAGATGTATAAAAATTAAAAAAACAAATGTGAGATGTGAATTAGATTGGCACAACGAAATCAATCATGATTTCAAAATAGAAGAAGCAGATTTAAATTACACTTACCCTACACTATTTGATGCAAGATGGAACAACACTTGCAATAGTAATTGTGTGTACTGTGATGAAACACAAAGTAGTAAATGGGCAACAATCAAACAGGCACCTGCATTTCTAAAAAATATTAAAAACAAAGAATAACTACACACGTTTTTTGAAAAAAACAAAGACCGGTGGCGGACAATTTCTTTGGTTGGCGGGGAGCCATTAATGATAAAAGAAAATATGATGGTACTCGATAACTGTGCCAAAGATATACCTATTATGGTTATAACAAATCTAAGTTCAGACCTATCCACGAGTAAAGTTTTTGACAAACTAATGACTTTTGATACTGTGGGATGGCATTTAAGTTTTGATAATGTTGACGAACACTATGAGTATGTACGTGCTGGATCAATATGGCAAGACCTCAATAGGAACCTCAAAATATTGGGAGAAGCAATTGGAAAGATACCCAACTGCAAACATTATCTTAAAATTATGAGTGTGTTGAGTTTACTCAATATCACAAAACTAAATGCCCTAAAAGAATTTAGTAGGAAGATTGTTACAGAATATATGCCACCTAGGTGGCCTACTGAAGAGATTGAAATAATTTGGCAACCGTGTTTACAACCACACGAGATAAGTTTGAATCATTTTGGTAAAGATTTTGTTGATATTTTTAAAGACTCTATCAACAATTATCTAAAATTAAATGTTAATACAAATGATAAAATGTTTTTCAACACAATCTCAGAACAATTAAAAAAAAATATGCAACGACCAACCAATGAACGCCAAAAGAATATGCTTAAGAAATGGATACAGATGAATGCCAATTACTTCAACAACAGTGGTGCGTTTGACAAACTATATCCGGAGTTCAGTAAACTGCTATGAAACAATTACACGTAGAAGCAAGTACATATTGTAATGCTAGATGTCCTCTTTGTCCTAGAAGTCTTTATGGTTACAAAGTTGAGGGAGTATATCCAGAAGTACATCTGTCAGTACAAAAATTCAAAGATGCACTAGAAAGATTTCCAAATAGAGAACATGTATACTTCAACGGAAACCTAGGTGACCCTATGATGAATCCATTCATAGTAGAACTCGCCCGGTCAACTGGTTGTAGGACCTCTGTCACTACAAATGGTAGCATTGGATCAAAACAAACATGGGAAGGTCTGGCAACGAACAACATTGAAGTTAGATTCAGCATAGATGGATTAGAAGATACTAATCATATCTACAGACAAGATGTGCAGTGGAACAAGATAATGGAACGAGCTAATTGGTTTATCGAGGCCGGAGGCTATGCCATATGGAAGTGGATAAAATTCAAACACAATATACATCAAGAGCAAGAGACAAGAGCACTGTCCGAGGAAATGGGGTTTAAGGAATTTCATGTAGAAGACCATGGAAGGAACTACGGGCCTGCACTGGATAGGCAAGGGAAAATTACACACTGGATATTACCAGCAGATGGATCGATGGAGCCTGGCAATTATGATGTATCGGCCGGTGTAACAAGATACAAAGAAACACACCAAAACTTTGAAGTGGAAGACAAAGTGTATGATATAAATTGTTTGCATCTACGAGACAAGGACAGTTATATCAATGCCATGGGACAGGTGGCACCCTGTTGTTATCAAGGCTTCGACATGCCAGGAAGACCTATAGTGCTATTGGAAGATCATCACAAGTTGATGGCTACTTGGAAAACAAAAAATTGCAATCCAGTTTGTGCTATGACCTGTGGACAGGCTCGGAGAAACTAATACAAGTGTTCAACATCATGAACTATTACAGGATGGTGTCCTTGTTGGAACCATAGGTCCATTGATGTCATGCTATCCTTTGCATCTCTCCATTTATCAGAGTTTGGCATATCGGTACTTTGTGTGTGCAGTTCAAATGATATGGTCCAGTGTAATGATCTATCATGATCGGTCAACTGCCATCTCTGCCTGTAGCAGTGCTTGTTGAAAAGTTCTATGGCCTGGTCTGTCATAAAGAATTGTTTTGCAGACTCCACATCCTCGAATATGTTGTTGCTTGAATCGTTTTGGGTATATATCTTGCTGATCTTATTGACTTCTGAGTATGGAAACTTCAGCATGTCAAACTTATTTTCCGTAATGAACTACATTCTCTGCCATGGGATATGTTCTCCATGGATCAAAGATGATGGTGCTCTCATCTGCTGATATCTGATCTGTTTCGTGTACTCTGACAATGACTTCGACTGGGCTGTCTATGCCATTGACCAGTTGTCCACCGTGCTTAATGATAAAGTGTTGCACCAACAATGAGCTCGAACCATCCACTAGTTTAGTGCCTGACTTGTAACTGTCTGATGAGAACCATACGTTTGTACCGTGTTTCAGTATGGCCAACGCCATGTTCTCTGCCTGCTTCTCACGTGCGGTCATTATGGTCCCGAACATGTCGTAACCTAGACCGAGTTCCTTGGCCAACCAACGCAGTGCGATGTTGTCTCGGGGGTGACAAGCACCTCCATCGCCCATGCCTGCTTTCAAGTAGGCCGGACTCACTATACGTTTGGTGCTCTTCGCCAATGCATTGGTCACGACGTCAACATCCATGTTACCAAGTTTGTGAGCAACGTCCTGTATCATGTTCACTAGAGCTATCTTGTTACTGATGAACGTGTTGTAGAATATCTTCATTGATTCCACTTCTTCAAACGTGCCAAACTCAATCCTTGGATAGTTGTCACACACTTGGTTATAGAAACTTTCTAGAAGTTCTGACCTGATCTTGCAGTTGGTGCCGGTCATTCCATTCTTGGATCCTATCATGATCATCTCAGGATTTATCATGTCGTCTGCCACCGTGCCCATGGCAATGAGATATGGATTATACAGCAGTTTGGTATTTGTTATCAATGGTTGCAGTTCTCTCCTGCAGGTGCCTGGCAGAACCGTTGATATCAACACCAGGGTCTGTGTCTTGCCCATGTGCTTGTTGCATTTGGTCAGCACTTTCTTTAATGTGTCGTAATTGAAATCCTTCACAGGTAGATGACTGGTTGGCTCTCTGCCATCATACCCATCCTCATGTGGTGTTGGGGTTGCCACGAACACAATATCTCTATCACTGCAGATGTCTTCGATGTCTTCTCTGATGTCCATTAGATTGCTGGTCTTGGGAACAATATCGTAACCTGCCACATCAAAGCCTTTCTTTGCGATGGCCTCCGCACAGGGCATGCCCAGTTTGCCTAGGCCTATGAATCCTATCTTGGTGGCGTATATAATTCTATTACTAAAAAATGAATCTAGCATATATCGTAGTTATGGCTCGCTATTGGCTCGCTATTAGGTCTTTGAATCTTAGGGTTATTTCGAGTAGTCTGGTGTTGGGCCACCGTATTTCTTGCCCTTGATACGCTTGCCACTGACCTTCATGGTCTTGCCACCGATCTTCTCACTGCGGTTGCCGGTACGTTTCCTCTTGCCCTGTGAC